ACATGTCCTTTGGTCAAGATCCCCGTTTACAGGGAATGCTCCAGCAAGCACCCGATGCAGCACAGATGTTGCAGGGAACCATGCAGGCGCATGTCGCGGAACACTTGGCGTTTGCCTATCGGCAACAAATTGAAAAGCAATTGGGAGTCAAACTGCCTCCCCCAGACGAACCGCTCCCAGAAGATATCGAATACCGCATTGCCCAATTGGTGGCTCCGGCTGCCGAACAAGTATTGGGACGCGCACAGGCCGAGGCTCAAATGCAGAAACAAATGCAAGAAGCCCAAGACCCTGTTCTTCAGATGGAAATGCAGAAGCTCCAGCTTCGCGCACAAGAAATCCAGCAACGCGCTCAGTCCGACATGGCGAAGGTCGAAGCCGACATGGAGAAAACCAAACTCCGGTTGGCGGCAGAGAAGGATCGCCAGAAGAGTCAGGAGCGTATCGAAGGAGCCAAGTTGGGCGTCCAGATCGCGGAAACCAATACGCGACAGGAACTGGAGTCCAAGAAGATTGCGTCGAAAGACAAAGTCGAAGGGGCCAAGCTGGGTGTTCAAATCGCAAAGGATCTATTGAATGCAGAACGCGACAACGAATCTGGACGAGGCACTTCGTAAATCTCTTCGTCAACAGATGAACGAAATGGCTGACCACGTTGCTGGTGGAGCCTGTACCGACTTTGCAGACTACAAACGCTGCTGTGGGATCATCCACGGTTTGGCTATCGCGGAGCGGGAACTACTTGATTTATGTAAGAATTTAGATAATGATTAAACGCAATTAGTTAATTCGCTGCGTTGTGCAGTGCGTCATGACTCCGGACATGCGTTTAAATCCGGTGCGAGGAAACAATGTCGGAAGAGAAAACCGCCAGTCAATTGCCTAAACCTACGGGTTACAAGCTACTCATTGCTCTCCCAAATCCTGAGGAGAAGACGGAAGGTGGAATCATTAAGGCTTCTCAAACACTTGAAGCTGAAGAGATTGGGAGCATCGTTGGTTTCGTCATCGCGATGGGACCGGATGCTTACAAGTCCACTGATCGTTTCCCTACTGGCCCTTACTGCAAAGAAGGGGACTGGATCATGATGCGTTCCTATTCGGGAACCCGCTTCAAGGTCCATGGGAAAGAGTTTCGTTTAATCAACGATGACTCAGTCGAAGCTGTCGTTGAAGACCCGCGAGGAGTGGCGAAGGTATGAGCGTAGAAGCTTCAGAAATGTCCCGTGAGGACAAGTTCTTCGGGGTCACTGCCCCGTTGCAAATTCCTGAGAAGGAAGCCCAATCTGCTCCCGAAGAGGAAGTAGAGCTAGAAATCGTCGATGACCTTCCCAAGAAGCCTGTCAAACAGGAAGCGAAGGAAGAAGAAAACGATGAAGAACTTTCTGACTACAGTGAGAAAGTTCGCAAGAGAATCAATAAGTTAAAGTACGAACAGCATGAAGCCATGCGTCAGCGGGAAGCCGCTGAGAAGATGCGTGAAGAAGCCGTTCGCTTTGCCCAGCAACTTGCTGCCAAAAACCAACAGTACGAATCCCTGATCCAGCGCGGAGAAGGCGCACTCGTACAGCAAATCAAGTCCCGTGCTTCCATCGCTTTGGAACAAGCCAAAGCAAACTATAAGGAAGCCTATGAACAGGGTGATGCTGAAAAGATCATCTCTGCACAAGAAAAATTGTTAACCGCCCAGACGGAGCTTCGGGAGGCTGAAAAGTACGAGAAGACTCTTCAATCTCGGCCAAAGCCCCAGCTTGCACCCCAACCTCAACAGGTTGTGCAGCAGCAACAATATCAAGCCCCCAAGCCTAGTGATAAGGCATTGGAGTGGACCAAACGGAATCCTTGGTTCGGCCCCAAAGGCAACCGAGAGATGACCGCACTGGCGTATGCCGTTCATGAAACCCTCATTCGGGAAGAAGGTGTCAAGCCGGATACCGATGAGTATTATGAAAAGATCGACGCCGCAGTGCGTTCGCGATTCCCAGAACAGTTCGAAAAGGATGAGCTTCAGATTGAAGTGACTCCTTCGCGTACCCCTAAAACGGTGGTGGCTCCTTCCACACGGAACAACGGTGCCAGACCCCGCAAAATCCAGTTGACTGCCACACAAGTTTCTCTCGCAAAGCGACTTGGCTTAACCCCAGAGCAGTATGCCAAACAACTCATTAAGGAGAGTTCAAATGGCCGATGAGCGCAAAGTTCGTATTGACCGTGCATCTGAGTCTCGTCCCGATGATTCATGGATGCCGCAATCTGCTCTACCGGTACCAGAGCCGAAAGATGGCTGGGTATTTCGCTGGATTCGTACTTCTTCGTTAGGACGTTCGGATAACACCAACGTCTCACGCCAGTTCCGTGAGGGCTGGGAACCTGTCAAGGCAGAAGATCATCCTGAATTGAAGATCATGTCTGACATCAATTCTCAGTTCAAAGGGAACGTGGAAGTGGGTGGTTTGCTGCTATGCAAAGCCCCGCTTGAGAGGATGAAGAAACGTGAAAAATACTTCCAAGATCTTTCGGATCGACAGATCGATGGAGTGGACCGCAATTATCTGCGGGAAAATGATCCTCGTATGCCGCTTCTGAATCCAGAACGGTCTACGCGCACCACTTTCGGAAGAGGTTAAACCCTTTATCTATCCATTCTTTAGAGGTATTTTCAAATGGCTTCAGGAACTGATGTGACGGCCCCTTATGGGCTGAAGCCGATCAACCTGATCGGTGGTCAGGTATTTGCGGGTTCCACCCGTATGTACCCGATTCAGTACGGCTATGCGACGGACATCTTCAACGGTGACTTCGTCAAGGTCGTGCGTGGTTCCGTAACTCGGGCGGCGATTGGTGCTACCACCTCGTCGAACGCAGTCACGGGTGTGTTTGTGGGATGTTCGTATACGGACCCTGTCACCAAGAACAAGCGTTTCAGCCAGTACTGGCCTGCTTCGACCTTGGCTGGCGATGCGGTGGCGTATGTCGTTGACGATCCGGATACCGTGTTTAAAGCGGCTGTCTGCTCGGCCACGACCGTCATGGCTTCGGGCGCGTATGCGTTGGTGGGAACGAACCTGTCGATGATCGACAACTCAGGTGATGTGAACACCGGTAACTCCAAGAACGCGATCCTTGCCCCGGACGATACGCCTGCCACCACGATCCTTCCGGTTCGTTGTGTCGGTGTGGTTCCGGAAACTTCAGTCAGCTACACCGCCAGCGGTTCGTCGTCCAGCGCCACCTTGACCCTCACGGGTTCGGGCGCTCCGGCGGCACTTCCGGTGGGAACCAGCGTGGCGTACTACGCCAGCAATGGTCAGTTGATTGAGACCGGTTCGTTCGTGGATACGGCTGCGGCGGCTGGCGATACGTCCATTACCCTCAACGCTGCGATTGCAGTGCCGGGTTCGGTGACGGCGATTCCTGCTGCTTCGACCGTGGTCTTCACGATCTACCGTGAGTTGTTGGTCAAGATCAACGTCCTGACCCACGGCTACTACAGTAGCGTTACGGCCTAAGGGAGTTAGCACAAATGGCTATTTCACGCGCACAAATGTTGAAGGAACTCCTGCCGGGGCTGAATGCGCTCTTCGGTTTGGAGTATGCCAAGTATGAAGATGAGCATACTTTGCTTTATGAGACCGAGAACTCTGAGAAGGCTTTCGAAGAGGAAGTCAAGTTGTCGGGCTTTGGCACGGCCCCGGTAAAGCCGGAAGGTCAGGCCATTGCTTATGACAATGCTCAGGAAGCTTGGACGGCTCGTTACAACCACGAAACGATTGCCATGGGCTTTTCGATCACTGAGGAAGCCATGGAGGACAACCTCTATGACCAACTCTCTGCTCGTTACACCAAGGCTCTCGCCCGTGGTATGGCGAACACCAAGCAGGTCAAGGCGGCTGCTTTGTTGAACAACGGTTTCACGACGTTCCAATCTGGCGACGGCGTGACCCTGTTCAGCACGGCTCACCCGCTCGTAGCCGGTGGCACCAATGCCAACCGTCCGACCGTGGGTGCCGACCTCAATGAGACCTCGCTGGAAGATGCGATCATTGCGATTGCCAACTTCCAAGACGAGCGTGGTCTCTTGATTGCGGCTCGCCCGAAGCGTCTCATTGTTCCGTCCAACTTGATGTTCGTTGCCGAGCGTCTCATGGAGACCACTCTCCGTACGGCGACTGCGGATAACGACATCAACGCGATCCGGAACATGGGTGCCATTCCAGAAGGCTATGCGGTCAACCATTATTTGACCGACACCAACGCCTTCTTCATCATCACGGACGTACCGAATGGCATGAAGCACTTCGTGCGTACGCCGATGACGACTGGCATGGACGGAGACTTCGATACCGGCAACGTGCGGTACAAGGCTCGCGAGCGATATTCGTTCGGCGTGTCGGATCCGCTCGGTATCTGGGGTTCGCCCGGTTCGACCTGATAAATCAACACACGTTGATTGGAGAGGGGGACTTCGGTCCCCCTTTCTTTTTGTCCTAATATACTGTTTAATCAGGTTATTCCGGGGTTTACCCAGTCCATCAGACAGACCCGGCTGACGACATGCAGACTGATGGACGACTTGCATGTGAGGTTTAAAACATGGCTCGTACTACGTTCTCCGGTCCGGTTAAATCCGATAACGGTTTTGAGGGCAGCATTTCTGCCACAGTGTTGACGGCAACTTCTGCCACGATTGGTAATGTGGTGTTCAGCAATGCCAACGCTGCTTCAGGTGCGGTGTCGGCTCAGTTGGGCTACATCCCTGTTCTGGTAGGTTCCACGACTGCTTACGTTGCCCTGTACAAGAGCGTCACTGTCTGATAACGGGGTTTCCCCTATTGGAGAGAACGCATGGCCAACACTATTCAATATGATATTTGGGCTGTCACTCCAGACAGCAATGACGAGTACTTTCGTTCTTCTGCCACTATTTCTGCAAGCGGTTCAGTATCGCTTCTAAATAATGACATGGGATATAACGGAACCGGATACAAGGTTTCGATTACGTCCAATGGCGCAGAAAGCGGAACGCTCTTTACGATCACTGGAGTGAAGGTTGGAGCCGTGGGATATGACGGCGTGGTGACTGAGGTGGTCAATGGCCCCTCCGCCACGGTGGTGTATTCCACGAACTACTACACCCGAATCAATAGCATTTCAGTTAGCGCAGCCTCAGATGGTGGCGTCAAGATTGGTTATGGTGGGGATCTTGCGTTCCCCCGTACCCGTATCAAAGGACTGTCCTATTTGTCGGTGGCAACAGCAGGAACGATTACCTTCACGGCTCAACCCGCAAATCGGGTGATTCTGAAGATCAACACGCCTGCCAATTCTACTGGCGCTCATGATCTCATCATTCCTCCTGAGGGAGTGCTGACAACGAAGGGCAGTCAAAACGACTACGCTGTGATGTCTTTGAGTCAGGTGTCAGACGTTACCGTTCTTTGCGGATAGGCAGATAAAGACCATGCCAAAGACTCCTGCATGGCAACGGAAGGAAGGTAAAAATCCTGCCGGAGGTTTAAACGCCAAAGGCAGGGCTTCCTATAACCGCGCTAATCCGGGCAAGCCGGGTCTCAAGCGTCCTCAGCCGGAAGGCGGTGCTAGGCGCGATTCTTTTTGTGCGCGTATGAAAGGCATGAAAAAGAAATTGACGAGCAAGAAGACGGCCAATGATCCCAATAGTCGGATCAATAAGTCTCTTCGGGCATGGAAGTGCTGACATGGGTAAGACCAAGACCAAAAGCACGGTGAATGCGGCAGGTAACTACACTAAGCCTGAGATGCGTAAGCGACTGTTTAACCAGATCAAAGGATCTGCAGTTCAGGGAACCAAAGCAGGTCAATGGTCAGCCCGTAAAGCCCAGCTCCTTGCTAAGAAATACAAGGAGGCAGGCGGTGGTTACAAATCATGAGGGAATCACAGCGGTCTTTGAAGGCGTGGACGAAACAGAACTGGAGAACGAAAAGTGGTAAACGATCTTCTGACACAGGTGAAAGATATTTACCGGAAGCTGCTATCAAAGCTCTTTCCCCCTCCGAGTATGCCCGAACCACCGCCGCCAAGCGTAAAGGTAAAAAGGAAGGCAGGCAGTTCGTACAGCAACCCAAAAGAATTGCTGCTAAAACGCGCCGCTTCCGCCAAAAAGGCAAAGGCTAAGGGGAAAAAGAATGGCAATGTCACGCGCTAATATGAATCAAGAAATCACCAAGCCCGGTAAGGTTGGGAGTGTGATGCGGGAGTTTCAGGAAGGCACCCTACACTCAGGGAAGAATGGGCCTGTTGTGCGGGATCGCAAACAGGCTTTAGCCATTGCTTTATCCGAAGCCAGTAAAAAAGCGGGTGGTGGAATCATAGAGATTGAAATCTCTGCCGGTCCAGAAATGGAAGACGATATGGAGCCGATGGAGTATCGCAAAGGCGGTCGCATTGATGGATGTGCGATGCGCGGAAAAACTAAAGGCACCTATCGCTAATGGCTACCAGTGGAACAGCGGTCTTTAACCCAGAGTTCTCAGAGCTTGTAGAAGAAGCTTTTGAGAGAGCGGGTTTAGAACTGAGATCCGGTTACGATCTCAGAACGGCCCGTCGTTCCATGAACTTCATGGCGCAGGAATGGCAGAACCGAGGTATTAACCTTTGGACTGTGGAACAGGGTTCTCAGGTTTTAACACCGGGAACTTATACCTACACGATGCCAGACGACACGATTGATCTTTTGGAACACCAGTTAAGAACCGATGCCGGTAGCGTTTCTGGTCAGACTGACTACACGCTATCCCGTATTTCGGTATCGGACTACGCTCAGTTATCGAATAAGTTAACTCAGGGCCAACCGCTTCAGGTTTACATTGATCGTCAACGTGCAGCCCCGGTGGTGTATGTGTGGCCAGTTCCTGATAACTCACAGACTTATACTTTGGTGTATTGGAGAATGCGCCGGATTCAGGATGTGGGATCAGGTGGTGCCAACACCATTGATGTTCCAGCGCGGTTCTTGCCTTGCTTAGTGGCGGGATTGGCGTACTACATTGCTATGAAAAAGCCGGAGTCTGCAGATCGACTCCCGATGTTGAAACAAGAATATGAAGCCCAATGGGATCTTGCTGCTGGCGAAGATCGCGAAAAAGCTTCTGTTCGTTTTGTCCCCATGATGGGGAGCATTGGTAGGAACATCTGATGACGCAGGCATTTGCATCAGGCAAACATGCCTTCGGGTTCTGTGACCGATGCGGTTTCAGAGTGGAGTACCCATCCTTTCAGGAACAGTACGTCAATCTGCTTCCGACTGGACTTCGGGTCTGCTTTGAGTGCTTGGACGTTGACCATCCGCAGCTACAGTTGGGACGAGTTCCCATGGATGATCCACAGGCTTTGCGCTATGCGCGGGTGGATAACACGTTCTTTGCGCCGGGTAACGAAGGTGCCAACGGTAGTCGCATGATCCAGTGGGGCTGGAACCCGGTTGGCGGCGGTGAAGCTTATGACTTCACTCTCACTCCGAATCTTTTGGTTTCCACTTCTCTGATGGGAACCGTGACCATAACGGTTACTTGAGGTGTTTAAATGAATTATTCACAACTTGTAACCCTGATCCAAGACTACGTTCAATCAAACGAAACATCGTTTGTCACGAACCTTCCGACCTTTGTTCAGTTAGCTGAAGAACGGGTCTATAACTCTGTTCAGATTCCTGACATTCGTCGCAATCAAACCGCGACATTGTCTTCGGGGAACAAGTATCTCCAGTTACCCGGTGATTGGTTGGCCACCTTTTCTTTATCCGTTATCGCGGGAGATGGATCACAGACCTTTCTGTTAGATAAAGATGTGAACTTTATTCGGGAATGCTATCCAGACCCCAGCACAGATGGGGTTCCAAAGTTCTATGCGATCTTCGACAAAGACACGCTGATCTTGGGTCCAACGCCTGATTCAAACTATCAGGTAGAGATGCATTACTACTATTACCCAGAGTCCATTGTGACAGCAGGAACCAGTTGGCTGGGTGACAACTTTGAAACGGTTCTTCTGTATGGCGCTTTGAGAGAAGCTTATATTTATCTCAAGGGTGAAGCCGACATGATTCAGAACTACGAACAGAAGTATCAAGAAGCTTTAGCTCAGTTAATGAGACTGGGTGATGGCTTGAATCGCCGCGATGCTTATCGTTCTGGGCAAGTTAGGGTTCCGGTGACATCATGATCTTTCAAACCCTGACATTGAGCTTTAAAGAGCAGATCCTAAAGGGAGAGCATGATCTTCTAACGGACACGCTCAAGATGGCTTTATATACCAGTAATGCGTCCTTAAATGAGGATACGACCGCTTATTCGGTCACTAATGAGGTTTCTGGCGGGAGCTATATCGCCGGAGGCAATACCCTCACAAACGTCACTATCAACACTTCAAACAGTGTGGTGTATGTGGATTTTGATGATGTGGTTTGGACCCCTGCCAGTTTTACGGCGGCAGGTGCATTGATTTATAACTCCAGCAAGTCTAACAAATCGATTGCTGTTTTAAGTTTCGGTGGGGACAAAACAGCGACCAATTCGTTTACGGTACAGATCCCTGCCAATACATCGACTTCTGCGCTACTGAGATTTACTTGAGGTATTTGACATGTCGAACGAAAAAGCGAAATCAAGCGACTTGGTAGGCGGAACGGTCTTCAAGTCTCAAGACACGAAGGAAGGTCTTCGTGGTGGTGGTATCTTCACCGTGGAGTGCCGTGATAAAGACGGTAACGTGAAGTGGGTGGAGAAGTCCAAGAACCTTGTCGTGAATGTGGGTTTGGCCTACATGAATGAGAGTTTCTTCAAAGGCTCTAGCTACACGGCAGCATGGTATGTCGGCATTTACGGAGCCGCAGCAACAAATGATCCTTCTTCAACTGACACGATGTCCTCTCACGCAGGTTGGACAGAAGTCACGACGTACACCAATGCGACCCGTCCTGCGGCGACGTTCGGTGCAGCAACCACGGCTGATCCCTCATTGATTGCCAACTCTGCGGCAGTGGCTCAGTTCTTGATCAACAACTCCGCCAATGTGGGCGGTGCGTTCTTGACGACGGGTGACTTGCCGGGTGGTACCTCGGGCGTGTTGTTTTCGGCGTCAGACTTTGCAGCCCCCGGTGATCGCGTGGTGCAGAACGGCGACGTTCTGTCTGTGACCTACACCTTCAGCCTTGATGCAGCGTAAGGAGAATTCAGATGGCAGCGAAATTTAAACAAGGCGATGTGGTGAAGCTGGTGGCAGTGACCCCGCAAGGTCCAGTGGAGAAGTTCAAGATGCTGGACGACGGCACCATTCTCTGCCTTATTAGCTGGGTTGATATTGATGGCAACACTCAGCACCGTTGGTTTCCAGAGGATCAGTTAGAGAAGGTCTAATGGAAGGCGGTTTTGGATCAGGCACTTGGGGACAAGCGGGATGGGGGATGTCGGTTTATGACCGCTCCGCTGCTGAGTCCGCTGTTGCTGATGACCTGACCGCCGCCGGAAATAACTTCGCCACGGCTGTTTCTGAATCTGCGGTCCCTGATGATGCGGTCATCGTTGGGGCTAGTGTTTGGAACGCTTATGCCAATGAGACTGCAACCGCAGCAGATGAAACGGCTTCTGTGGTGGCATTTGGTGGATCAGTATCTGAGACGGTAACAGGTTCGGATGAAAACCTAGCCAACGTCAATTTCGCGGTGGCTTTGACGGAACAGGTTCAAGCCTCTGATGAGACTGCCGCAAATCAGGACTTTAATGTTCAGATCCTTGAGGTTGTATCCCCACTAGATACAGTGGCTGCGGGACAGGTATTTGATTCGGACATCGCAGAGACGGCAACTGCAGATGATGCAACGTCTTCGGTGTTCTTGTTCCCAACCGCTGTAGATGAATCAATCACTGCACAAGACACTGCGGCCTCTAATACTGCATACGGGGCAAGTGTCTCTGAGTCTGTAACCGGCTCGGATGAAGACAAAGCTCTGATGAACTTTAAAACCATGATCGATGAGATCGTGGCAGCGGCAGATCAAGATGCGATTGCAGGACAGAACTTCAACGCACAGATCCAAGAGATTGTGTCGGGGCTGGATATTTTCTCCGGCGCGTATCTCTGGAATCCCATAGATGACAATCAAACCCCCAACTGGCAGAATTTAAACGATTCTCAGGTTCCCGGATGGTCACCGATATCTGATAGTCAGACCCCAAATTGGTCTGCTATAGACGATTCACAAACCCCTGCTTGGGGTGATGTCGCAGATAGTCAAACACCCAACTGGACTGAGACACAGACCGTAAATTAGGAGTTTAAACATGGCCTCCTCGTATAGCACGAACCTCGCAATCGAACTCATTGGTACTGGCGATCAAGCCGGTACATGGGGTACTACGACCAACACCAACCTTGGGACGCTCATTGAGCAGGCCATTTCGGGTTATGTGACCCAAGCCGTTTCCACAGGCACTGACACAACCATCACCATCCCGAACGGTGCCACAGGTGTGGCCCGTAACATGTACATTGAATTGACGGGAACGGGTGGTGCCAGCACGAACTTGATCGTGCCTTCCAACAAGAAGCTGTACTTCGTTTTCAACAACACGGCTTCAGGTCAAGTCACAGTTAAAGTTTCAGGCCAGACCGGTGTCTCGGTTCCCAACGGAGCCAAGATGATTCTGGTCAGCAATGGCACGGATATTGTGGATGCCACGAACTATGTGGGGAACATCAGCGCAGCCAGCGGCAACATCACCACTCTGACTTCTTCGTCAGCGACGATTACCAATTTGACCGCGACTAGCGCGACCATCAGCAATTTCACTTTCACTTCAGCCACGGTGACACGGATTGCTGCAACGAGTGCCACGGTTTCAGATCTGTCTGCGACAGTGAGCCGGATGGGTTCAGCAACCGTTACGAATCTCATTGCCACTTCCGCTTCCATCACCACGCTAACCAACAATCCTACTTTCGGGGCCGGCACCGCCAACGGCGTCCTGTATCTAAACGGCAGCAAGGTGGCGACGAGTGGGGCGGGATTGGTATTTGACGGGACGAATCTCGGCATCGGAGTTTCGCCGTCCTATAGATTAGATATTCTTGCATCCGGAAGCGCAGCCGGACTTCGTATTAACAATGCAAGTGCCGGAAAGTCTGCAATGCTGTTGCAAACGAGTGGAACAACAGCCGGTATTGTTGCTTTAACAGGATTTATTCAAGGCGACTCCACGACAAACTTTGGGTTTTTTGCAGAAACTGGAAATGATATTCGTTTATATACAAACGGCTCTCCAACTCCAAAAGCCGTTTTAGACACCTCCGGCAACCTCGGCATCGGGACGAGTTCGCCTAACGCTACATTAAAAGTACAAGGCCCAGTAGACACAGCAACTATATCGACATCATCTACGCCTGCTGCCCGAATTAATAACGGAGCTGCTATCTCTAACTGGATAGGAGCCAATGGATATAACTATGGCTATATTCAGTCTATTCAAGATGACGGCACAAATAACTTAAAGCCTCTTGCGTT